AACAGACAGATTAAGACCTATGCACGTCAGTTTACAATGTCAAGACAGGCATTTATCAATGATGATATTGGTTTCCTCTCCACCATTCCGGCGAGGTATGCCGCCGCAGCCAGAAGAACGCAGAATAAGCAGGCATACAGTATCTTGGTTAACAACGATAAAATTTATGATGGCACTCCGCTTTTTGATGCAAAACACAACAACATTGTAAAAACAGGGAGCGCACCGACGCGAGATACATTCTTAAAAATGCTGTTGAAACTTCAGATGATGACGGATGAATTTGGTGAGGCAATCAACATCAGACCTGCAACGGTTATTGTACCCGTCGGATATGTATTCGATATGTTTACCTTGTTTAACAGTCCAACCATACAGACTTCGGAAAATACACAGGCGGCAAACCCTCTGTATAACTACAGGAGCATGATAGAGATAGTGGAGGACGCAACACTTAATTCGCTTGTAAAGAGCAATGAACCGGTTCCGTGGTTCCTTGGAGGAGCGGCAGATGACGTTGATGGTGTATGGATTGATTATTTGAATGGCGATGAAATACCCAAAATTAGAAGAATGGAAGCACCCGGAACACTGGGTTATGTATGGGATATATTCCTTGACTGGGGTATCACAGTAGTGGATTTCAGGGGATTAATCAAAAACCCAGGTGCCGTAATAACAATCGAATAAGAGGAGGAAAAGATATATGAATGCAGAATATATTCAGAGAGGCGAAAGCCTGGACTATAAGAATGAGACAGCCAAACAGATTAATGCCGGGGAGGTTGTGGTATTTGGAACAAGGATAGGAATTGCCGGAACCACAATACCCGTTGGCTCAACGGGGAGCATACATATGGTGGGTGTGTTTAAAATACCAAAGAAAGACGGAGAAGCAATTGAGAAGGGAGCAATCGTATACTATTCGGAAGATGGACTGACAGCCATTGCGGCAGAGGAACAGAGTGTACCGGTGGCAGGATATGCGGTTGACACATCCGTGGCAGCAAGTAAAACCGTAACCGTAAAACTTATCGGATAGGGAGGAAAGGCATGGCATACGAACCTCATGTATGGGTAGACAAAGAAGTCATAACGGCAGAAAAATTGAACAACCTCGAAGAGGGAGCAAAGGCAAAGAGTATTCCAGGCCCCCAGGGAGCAGCAGGCCCCCAGGGCGAACCGGGACCGAAAGGAGACGGATTCACAGGGGAGCCGGTAACATTGGGCACATTGGAGGACAGTGCGGATACTGCAACGATGATTGGAAAAATTAATGAAGTAATTGGTATACTTGCAGCCAGGGGAGTCACCAAAGGGGAATAAAATGAATTTTAAAGACATCCTCCAGGAAGATAATGAAACCACATTCATGAACCCGGAAGAATACGGAGAACGGCATATAGTCAATGGAAGGTCAATGAATATTGTCATTGATGATTATGGGCTGCTTGAACGGGAAAAGCGGCAAAAAGGTGTACAGGCTTACAGGCAAGGAGTGTACAGAAAACAAGTGCTTTTTTATGTATTGGCGAAAGAATTCGGAGCACTCCCGCCTGTAGGACATATACTGGTACTGGACCAGGATAAGTATGTAATAACGGATGCAATCAACGAGGACGGAATTTATTCTATTAGCCTGGAGGCGCAGAAATCGTAATGAAATCACTTATACTGATAGGAATTGACACAACAGACGCAAGGAGGATGCTAGGGAAAGCGGGCAATAAGGACCAGTCTATGGAAAAGGCCCTTAAGAAAGCAGTAAAAGAAACCGCAAAACAAGCAAGGGAAAGGCTGGCGAAACAAGCACAGAAATCATATACAGTAAAAAATGCTGGATTTAATAAAAATATGAAAATACGAATTGTTTCGGGGAGCCACCCGGCCGCAATTATCCGTTCAGATGGAGAACCATTACCCTTAAAGGAATTTAAGACATCTAAAGCAGGAAAGACAACACGCGCGCAAGTACTGAAACATGGAACTCTTAAACCGCTGGAGCGGGGAGGAATTAAGGCATTCATTAATAATATTGCAGATAAAAACCAGGTTAGAAAAAGAGATACAAAAAAGGGTAAGGCAGGAAGCAGTGTACGTCATATTGCTGTAGCACAAAGAAGTGGAAAAGACCGATTGGAAATTAATGAAAAATTTAGCAACTCAATTCCGGTTATGATTGGAAGCCAAGAACATGTTTATGGTGTAGTAGAACCGAACATAGGAGAGGATTTACAAAACTATCTTCATAATTTTGTGAAGCAGGCATTAGGAGGATAAAATGACGGTCAATGAGCTACAGGATGAATTAATAATGGAAATACGATGTATCACGCAGGATATGGAAACGTACAACAGGAATGGGGATAGGGTAGAATTGAAAGGGTACCAGCAGTCTATACCCATGTTTTTGCCCATTGACTATGAGGAAACAGAGGACACACTTTTCCCATATTTTACGGTCGTGATAAATAGTGTCATGTATAACAACCCTGAGGCAGACGGGAGTAACACAGCCCACGTCATGGTTATTTTCGGTATTTATGACGATGACGAAAAAATGCGGGGATACTTTACACTGAGCGCTATCATGCAAAGGGTGATAACAAGGTTCATGAAAAATAATATCATGGGCCTTTTTTATTGCGATAAAAAAATGAGAATGGAGTTTCAAGAGGATAATACAGCGCCTCAATTTTTCGGAGGAATTGAAATGATATGGTATCTACCAGAAATCGAAATGGAGGAAATAGAGTGAACGAAAAAGCAAAAACAATGGTGTACATAGGCCCGACAATGAAGCATGTAGCCAGAGAGGGAAGTGCATACAGAGGCGGGTATACACCAAAATTTGAACAGAAGATAAAGGATAATCCGATATTAAAGGAACTGATTGTACCAGTTACCGAGCTGGCAGAGGCCAGGAAGGAAATGAGGACGGCAGGAAGCAGGCTGGAAGCCTTGTATAAAAAAG